ATATCCATTATTGTTTATTATTGTTGTTACTTCCGTTAAAGAACCACCTAATTTTAAATCTTGACCACTAATAGTTAAACCATTAATACCACCTGTAATTCCTTGTGAAGTTAATCCAGTTACATAAGCAACATCAGGTAGTGATCTTGCTGTAAAACTTGAACTATAATCATCACCATATTCAACACCTATTTCTTTAAATATCACTTCAGATGAAATACCACCTGTACCACCATCAACACTTCCATCTGAATTTAATCTTATAATATCATTATATGAACTACCATTATATGTTGTAAAATCACCACCAATTACTATTTTGTTATCTGGTTGAATTTTAATTGAATGTGTTGAAGCATTAAATCCAGTACCTATATTAAATAATGAATCAACTGTACCATTTGAATTCAATCTAATTATTCGATTATATGTAGTACCAGTATATGTACTAAATTGACCACCAACCAATATTTTATTATTTGATTGCACTTCAATATCGAAAACAGTACCATTAAATCCCGTATCATTATCAAATGAAGAATCAACAGAACCGTCAGAATTTAATCTTATTATATAATAACAGGAATTACCGTTATACGTTGTAATATTACCACCAACCAATATTTTATTATCTGATTGAACTGCTAATGAATAAATAGTACCATTAAACCCAGTGCCTATATTAAAACCACTATCAACCGTACCATCAGAATTTAAACGTATTAATCGACTACTAGTAACTCCACTATATGAAGTAAATAAACCACCAACCAATATTTTATTATCTGATTGTAATACAATTGATTCAACAACACCCATATTAATCCCACTTCCCATATTAAATGAAGAATCAACAAAACCATCAGAATTTAAACGTATTAATCGACTAATACTAACACCACTATACGATATAAAACTACCACCAACCAATATTTTATTATCTGGTTGTAAAGTGATTACCTTGACTGTATTACCAAATCCAGTACCTATATTAAATAATGAATCAACTGTACCATTTGAATTTAATCTAATTATTCTGTTATATGAAGTACCAGTATATGTAGTAAAACTACCACCAACCAATATTTTATTATCTGATTGAGCTACTAATGAATAAACACCATTATTAAATCCCGTATCATTATCAAATGAAGAATCAACAGAACCGTCAGAATTTAATCTTACAATTCTACTATGACTACCACCACTATATGAAGTAAATAAACCACCAACCAATATTTTATTATCTGATTGAACTACTAATGAATAAACACCATTATTAAATCCTGTACCCCCAGAAAAACCAACACCTTCATCATTAAATATTTTTAAATAAAAATTATCTAAATCTATATCAGTATTTTCAATTAAATTACCACCTAATTTTATGTCGTTATTTATTCTTGTTAAACCATTGGTAGCACCACTAATTGTTGATGCTGTTATACCAGTAATACTATCTTCAATATTTGTAATTCTTACATCAGTTACACCACTATATATATTGAAATTACTTATATTCAATTTTGTATCAGTAATACCTGAAATATAAGTAATGTCATTATAGGTATTTCCTGAATAAACATTAAAATCGCTGATGTTTAATTTAGTATCAGTAACACCTGATATATAATTAATATCATTATAAGTGTCTCCTGAATAAACATTGAAATCACTAATATTTAATTTTGTATCCAATACAGTAGATAATGTTCCAGATGTAACATCAACATTAAAAGTATCACCTGTCCATACTAATGAATTACCTACTAATGCAGCACCATCTACTGAAATAGTGTTACCACTTATGTCAATACCAGTACCAGCAATTAAACTTGTTGGTCTACTAAAATATGTAAAATCAAGAGGTGTAGTTCCAACATCAATTGGATCAGATGTAGTTAATATCCACAATGTATTATATAGAGTATCACCAGATATAACAGGAATTAATGCTCCTTGTGATACTTCACCAGTTGGTGAACCATCAAAATTATCTGAACGTGTCCAACCAGTTGAACTAACTATATATATACCATTATCAACCGCATTAGTTTGATCTTTTACTAAAACGGTTTCTCCAACAGATAAAGAATAACCATCAATTGTCGTTAAACCACTTAATAAAATATTACTTCCTGTTGTTGCGACAATAACAGCAGATTTAGGGTCTAATCCTGTTGCAATCATATCAACATAAGCTTTATCAACTAATGATCTATCGATAAAACTACCAGAGTAATTTGCACCATATTCTAAACCAACAGGAGTTCCTCTTGAATCACTAAATACGGTACTTCCAGTTAATGTTCCCCCTAATCTAATTTCATTACTACTTATACTTAATCCATTAACGGCAGTAATCAATGCACTTCCAATTTTTAACCAACTATTAACATTAGTATAATCTGAACTATCTAATAAAAAATATAATCCATTATTTGAGGGTGTTGGATCATCAGCTACTGAAATTGTTGCCCCACTATATAACCAAACATTATTATCCGCATCTTCCCAAGTAGCAGGTAATGTTAAATCTGCATATGTTTCAACTAAATTTCTACCATCTAATGGTGCTTTTACCAAAGGTTCGAAATTGGCTGCGAAATTGAATGTACCTTTATTTCTTGACATAAATTATTTTATTAAAATACTAATCTTATATTTATTGCACTTCTGTCAGCACTATTATATACATATCTTGTATAGTTTATAACACTACCTTGAATTGTTTCAGTTACTGATGATGTTGTCCAAAATGTTAATGATGCTGTGGCATTTCCACCTTGATATTCCCATGTACTTGTAAATGTATTATATGTTTGAATACCTGTTAATGATCTATTAGTTGGTGCACCAAGCCATGCATCTGGAATTTCAAACGTTTGTTTATTTCCACCTGTTTCAGCAACCATAGAAAATAAAACATTATTACTATTCAACATTGAAATTAATGTTTGTTTTGTTAATGTTCCAATCACACTTGTTGTTCCAAATAACGGATATACACCTTCAACAGTTTCTGTAACACTACCTGTTGTTCCTGATGGATATGGTGAATCATAATCATTACCAACACTATCTTTAGGTTGATCACCCTCTAAATGAGTAACCGAACTAGTCCAACTTTGAACACCAATTAATACAGTATATCCTGATGATATTTGAACATTAGTTAATGTACTTGCACTTGCTGATGTAGGTAATCCTGTTCCAGTATAATTATAATCAGTAGGTAAACCACTTCTATATCCTGATGTACCATATGCAGGAGAAATTGAACCTCTATTAAATCCAGCCAAAAATGCGAAATCACCAACATAACCAACTTCAGAATATATTGATACTGGTGATGTTAATATAAACGAATTTGATGGTGATGTTAATGTTGGATTTAATGTCGGAACTAACATTTCTTCAAATAATTCAAATGCTGTTTTACCTGTAAGTTGAGTTCCACTAACAATACCACCAACGGTTACTGTCGAAGGTGTATCTAAATTATAATAAGCACCTCCTGAACCACCAGAAGAATATACTATAAGTTCATCTCCATAATCATGAACACTAGTATCACCACTACCTTTAATTGATTTAAATATTAATGTTGTGCCTGTTTTACCAGAATATATAGACCTACCATCACCCACTGTTGCACCCGTAGTTACACCAGTAATATCACCTAAGAAATTATCAATATATACGAAACTATTATCATATGTTATACTTGTAGTATCAGGAGTATTAGTCATTATGGTTCTGAGACGTAATTCATGATATTGTTTATCACTGTAGACAGGCCCGCCCACATTATATGTGTCACCAGTATATAAATCACCATTTACATCTAATGCAATAGTACCGTTACTATAATATCCATCATTTAACGTTCCACCAGTATACCACCATTCTGTTTCAGTAAAGGGAGGTGTACCTGCAAACGTATTAGATATTGCATAACTACCAACACTTTCACTAATATCACCATCAACCAATGCCCATCCTACTTGATTTGTTCCACCTGTATAAACATTATATAACCAAGATTTTTTAGGTTCAAACTCACTTATATATCCACGTCTTAATATTCCATTATATGTGGGAGACCCTATTCTAATTATACCGCTTGAATCCCTATAATAATTATTATATTCAGAAATATAATTACCATTAAAATTAGCATCAGAAGTTAATATACTTAATGTTTGGACACCAGTCGTTCCAATAAAATGACCAATATTTGTAGCACCTGTTACTGTAGTATCTAAAAATGCTTGAGTATCACCAGTATATGTATAAAAATCACCTAAAGTTACCCCTGCTTCTTCTTTTGAAGTTCCTCTATATTGTAAAACTATTGCTGTTGTTCCACTAGTTTTAACTAACATAGGTTTAGATATTTCAGTAACACCAGTGGGTTGAAATTCTGTTAATTTACCAGTATATCCAGAACTAGCTAAATAATATACTGTTCCACCTGATAATGTTCCGCCAGTAAAATCAACCATTCCAGTTGTATCAACATAACCAGCATATGTTAATGTAAATGAAGCATTTGCACCTGCACTTCCATCCCAATCACTTGTTGTTATAACACCTAATGGTTCAACTGTCAATGCACTTGAAGAATTAACTTTTTCAAAATTATTGCCGTTATAACCAATAACATCACCCACTACAAAACTATGAGTTATTTGATTATATATCTCACTTATTCTTTTACCACTACCTACAGTACCCTCATCCGCTTTAGTAATTAATGGATACCAACTATTGTTATCAGATAATGCATTATATTTAGCAGTATCCGTATAACCTGTCCATGCACTATATGATATGAATTCACTTCCACTTTTAGGATGTAATTGACATATTGTATCTGTTTCATAAACATAAACAAGCATCCCTAATCGTCTTTGACCACTAGATATACCATCATAATTCATTGTACCATAAATACTATTTACAGGTATTGCGTTTCTTTCAGTTATAGTATTCACTTCCATATAACCACCAACACCCATTATAGAATGATGTGTGCCATATGTATTACCAGACGCACTTTTAACTATTGGAGATGCTAATACTGTTCCTTTAAAATATTCACTCATTTTTTATTATTTAACAAACTGTTGTTATGTTTATATTAAATGCACCACTGATTTGACTATCAGATCTAACTAAATAGAAATCTTGACAATATCCATCACTATTACATCTACTAAATGTATCTAACGTATTAATTAAATCACATCCCCATGAATTATTAGGTAAACCATTGACTGTTATTTGTTGAGGTACACCAAATATTGCAGGATATGTATAATAGAAAAAATTGTTATTACCAACATCAAAATTACAGAAACATCTATTTCCTGTCGAGGCTAACGCAGAGGCACATAGATTATCTACTCCACTATTTATTGTTGAATCTGATTGACCAATATAATTTGTTGAATTACCACCCCAATATTCAGTATCTCTCCAAGTTATTGTTGCAGTACCTGTTGTAGTTTCTCCACTAACAGTTTGAGCATTAATAGTAAATGACACATTTGTTGAAGGTGGAGGTGGTATGTTTGGACTAGCACATAAAGACGAATAGGTGTAAGTTAATAACCCACTTTGATTACCCCCAGTTACAGGTATATCACAATCATAAGCACCATCACCATTTACATCAGCACAAATAACGCTAAATGGATTAGTATGTTCCGTTACAGACCAACTTAAATTACATGTACCCACACCGCTTGTATCACCATATTGTTTTGATGTTGATGTATTAAGAACACTCATACTTGAAGTAGGTGGGGCATCAGGAAAGAAAAAACCCTCTAAAAAGCCACTTACTGTATTAGAATTTACATTTAAACCCTGATAAGGACTTCTTCTAATATCTTCAGTACCACATGCAAACGGTATTTCTCCACTTATACTTGACGGTAGTAATTTTATTACATCACCATCAAGCGTTAATACGTGTCCAGTTGTTCCAGAACTAGCACCACTTGCAGTAACTATAACATTTCCATTATTACCGTCAGATAGTGTCAATCCAGTTATTGCTCCGATTCTTGTTTGACCAGACAATGATAACGTGCTACCAGTTGATTGTGTAAATTGAAGATCACTTAAATCAGGACGTGCAAAAAAACCCATTATATTTTATTTTTATAATTCTATTATATTATCGTTATAATATAAATACAAATGAATCTATAAAATTATGGACTTAAAACAAAAAACCTCTATAAGATTTCTCTCATAGAGGTTTTATTATGAATAAAATAATAATTTATCTGTTTTTTATATAAACATTTTTCATTTTATTTAAATTTTCAATATCTATTAATTTTTTTTCTGCATCATCTGGATTGATATCGGCAATCTCTTTTTCATTTGAAACGGTTGTTTTTTGATTTTCTATAGTTGAATTCTCTTTATTCTGTGAATTTTCATCTAAACTTTCCACTTTATCTTCAGCGTACTTCCTTCTATTTTTATGTTTACTAGTATCATTATATCTATCATCATCAATACTAATCTCCATTGTATTGTTGTTAAAAGTACAATCTTCAAATGTTTGACCATCTTGTGCAAATCTTGCTTTAATTATTCTAATATTTGCCTCATTTGTTTCTTTTTGATCAGCAGATTTAGCAATACTCATAAAAAAATGTGATTTTTGTACCCTTTTTATATTACCACCACTTTGATCTGCTTCAACAAATTCTGAACGAAACCCAGTACGATTGGCCTGTATAGCCGTCCAAGCAGGTATTCTATAATCTGCAGCTAAAGCTTCAAATGATTTTACTACCACCAATTCTGCTTCATTTCTATCTGTAGTTCTTTTATGTGAATCAACAGAATCTAAATAATCTAAAACTAATAAATCAAACATAACACCCCATTTTTTCTGAAATCTATCCATCCAATTTCTAATATCTTTCATAGTGGTATCTTCTTGACTAAATCTTTTTATTATTAACCTACCTCTGTTTTTTTTATTTTTTATTCTATCATAAACAATTGTTTTAACTTCTTCATTTCTATCATCCATTTCATTTAATGGAATTTTAGTCCATATTGCGAAATGTTTTCTTTTTATTTGTTCTTCAGTATCTTCAAAAATAATTTGTAGTACGTTAAATTCTAATTCATATGCAGTATTAGCTATTTTGGTTAATATTGTTGATTTCCCTATACCTGATGGGGCTAATATAATACCAATTTCAGTTTTTCCTAAACCACCACCAGTTAATGAATCGATAACATCTATTCCTGTGGGTATTGTTTGACGAAACTCTTTCCTTAAAACGTTTTCAATATCTTCAGTGATTTCCGTCCCATAATCTTCCTCATCTCCAATATGAGCAATTTTTAATACCCTTTCCTCAACTTCACCAATAAAATATTTATTTTTTATTCCTCCTGATTTTGTTTCATTTAATATATATTCAGCTAATTTTCTATATTCTTGTTGTTTTACGAATCCTGTGGTCGCTTTTTGTATAATGTCACCATCATACATCATCTGTTTATTTATGACCATTTCATTCCATATAATAACCTTTTTAATAACAGCAAAAAGACTTTCTTCTTCAATTTGATTATTAGGTGTTTTATATCTGTTAATTGCTTGATGAATTGATTTATTTTGAAGATTTGGTGGTCTATTAAATTCATTATAGAACTCCATAATAATAACAAATAACCTTTTTATATAAGGGTCATCAAAATATTCAATTGCTAATTGAGGTATCGCTTTTTCTGCAAATTCCCCTTCAACTAATAATTGCCATATTAGTTTTTGTTGAAAATCTTCACCCAAATATGACGAAAATGTGTTTTTTGGTGTATCACTCATCGGTTAAATTAGATTTAAAAAAAGTTATTATGAATTATAACTACATAACTCATAATAACTTGACATTAAGAAAAAAAATTAACACTATTTATTTTTGTAGTTCTGAATAGACTTCAATATTTCTGCTCTTTTATATGGTGAGAATTCTCTAATTTGACTTATTGAAAATCTTTTGATGTTAATTAGATCATAATCATCCCACATATTAGTTATATCATCATTTTTATTTTTATCTGTTAAAACATCCATTACTTCAGAAAATTTATTTAAAATTTCTACCGACCATCTAGAAATGGGATTAAATTCATTAACGTAAAACGTTCTTTCTACAATTGTTTTATCATTAATATATAAACCAATCTTACATTCAACGCCCTTTATTACCCTACCATCAATTTCTTGTTTATAAATTTTAGGATTATATTCTAAATGATTACTAATTCTTTTAGGTGAATTTTCTATAAATTTTAAATAGTCATTATATGAATCATAATAAACACGTGATGTATCGTCTTTTATATTTTTTCTACCAACACTAAAAGATGTTTTATATTCTCTTTTTGATAATATTTTTTGGAAATTAACAATTATTTTAGGTAATATATTTCTAATATCAATAGAATATCGAGTGAAAGGATTATACATATCCGCACTAAACGATTTCTCACATAATAACACTTTTTCTTGGTAGAGTGAAAATCTAAATAAGTTATTTCTTTCTTTTTCTCTCATTTTTCATATTTTTAGTTTTATCGTAAACACAAATATAATAAATATAAATTCCACCAAAAAGGGTTTTTAGGTTTTTTTATTATAATATTCCATTAATATCTTTTTTTCATTCATTATTACCGTATAAAATGGTTCAATATAATCAACAAAAGTACCCATATAAACAGTTAAAAATTCATCTTCTATCATCATTTTATATAAATTCTTACTTCCTCTATCATCAGGAGATAAAGGCATTTCTAATTGATTGAGTTCTTCTATGGCCTCTTCATTTAATAGTGGTTCACTTAAATTAATAAGTTTATGATTTATTTTTAATCTATCAATATTATTCAATAAAGATTCTAATGCTTTTAATGGTTTTTTTTTATTTAAAACCCTTTCTTTATTTATTTCATCAGCTTTTCTACAAATATCTCTAACAGTTAATGTTTCATTTTTTAATTCAGGAAAATGTTTTAATAACGTATCTTCTTGAATACCTGAAATACCCTTAATATTATCTGAACTATCTCCACATATTATTTTCATTGCTAAAGCATTCGTATAATGATGTTTAAAATGTGTGGGGTATGTAACTTTATTTATAACTTCATCAATGTTTGCAAAAATTATTGATATATTTAAATATAATAATTGTGAAAAATCCCTATCATTAGTATATATAAAAATTTCTTCTTTATTATTATAATCAATACAATATTGAGCAATTAAATCATCACCCTCAATATCGTCAACCTCAATTTGTCTTATAAATAATTCTTCAGCATACGCTTGAATACGTTTTCTGTTTTTTAAAATAGATTCATCTTTTTCTTGTTCTATTTTTATTTGTGCTTCAGTTAATTCTATTTTTTTACTCCATTTTTTATTTTTTCTATTTGCTTTATATGCTGTATCTATTAGGTAGCGTTTAATACCCCCATTTTCTCCATCCCATGCTATTACTATTTTTTTTGGTTGATAAAGATTTATTAGTTTACGTATCATAGTAAGTGTACCATAAACTCCACCAAAAAACCCAAAAGATTTAGTATAACAATCCTTTGATCCATGAAAAGAACGTTTTAATAAAAAATTACCGTCAATTAATAATGTACGTATATTCATTTATCTTATTTTTTTTAAATGTGTGATAATTTCTTTAAGAAATTTATGTTTTTTTGCTACATCATAAGCTCTATGCTCATTTAATCTAAAATCTTTTAATTTTTTATATTTCAAAGCCAAATTATAACATCGTTCTTTTGTCCAATAATCATTAGGTTTTCTTGAATCAAAATTCATATGTAAAGTTAACTCTTTTATCCAATTATTTTTAAGTGCAACACTATATGCTGTTTTTGAATATAATTTCACATTTTTTTTTCTATCATATTTTAAAAACTCTTCTTCACATCGTTTTTTAGTCCAATAACCTTTTGGTTTTCTGATTTCAGACATATGAGCACATATTTCATTTAGCCATTTATGTTTCATAGCACTCATATATGCACTACGTGATTTTTTTTGAAATTCTGATCGAGTATTATATTTTCTACTCTCTCTAAAACATCTTTCCTTAGTCCAATAACCATTAGGTTTTTTTATGTTTATCATATGCTTACAAACATCATCAAGCCAATTATTTCGATGTGCCGTATCATATGCTCCTGAAGATTTTTTTGAAAAATCCGTTCTATTTTTATATTTTAACGCTTCTTTACCACAATTTTCTTTTGTCCAATATCCATTATATTTTTTATATAATAACATATGTTCTGTAATTTCATTAAGCCAACCATATCTATGTGCTGCATCGTATGCCCCCGCACTTTTTACTCTGAAATTATTCCTTGTTTTATATTTCAATGCTTCTTTAATACAATTTTCTTTATTCCATTTAATTTCACTACCTCCAATACCACCTGTTTTGATTTTATTTAGAATTATAAAATTTTCATTACGATATTTATTAACATACTTTTCTTCAAGTAAAATTGCTTCTTCTTTTTGTAGATATTCAGTTAATTTTATTATATTTGGTGTTAATCCACTTTCAATGATATGTTTTCCAACAGAACTTATTTTTCTTCCATGTATTTTTAAATGTTCCTTCTTTCTTTCATTAAAATTATAAGTTATACCAACATATATTTGATTATCATAAAAAACGCACACATATACACATTTTTTATGTCTATTACCTCGTCTTTCCATATGATTACAGATATCATCCAACCAATTATTTTCTCTTGAAACTTGATACCCTCGCTTACAATTTTTGTAAAATTCTGTTCTATTTGAATATTTTAATGCTTCTTGTATACAATTTTCTTTTTTTTGCCAATACCCATATTGTTTTTTTAATTCCACCATATGACCACAAATATCATCTAACCAACCCCTTCTTCTAGCTGCATTATGAGCTTTAGAATCATCTTTTCTAAATTCTTGTTTATATTTATATTTAAGTGATTTTTCATGGCACTTTTCTTTAGTCCAATAACCGTTTGGTTTTCTTTCCATATGATAAAAAAAAATGGGTAGAAACATATCTACCCAAATTAAAATTATTTATTCTACATCTTCATTGGTTATGATTTCATATTTATCATTAATATCACCAACATCAATATCCATATCCTTAAATAAATTACGAAAATATAATATATTTTTTTTCTTATATTCAGGAATTCGATCTGGATAAACAAATCCATGTGGGGTTGAAATAATCTTACCCTCCATAGAAATACCACCTAGCGGACCGTCAATATGGTTCTTCGCCACATTAATTTTAGTTTCAATACCATATGCAATATCTCTTTTCTTACTTGTAGCAACAATCCTTCTTGTGCCATGAGTTAAAATACCACCAAAATTATAGATTAATCTTGAACCAAAGAAGAATGCTTCACCACCCTTGTGCTTAACCACCTTATTCATGGAATCATACCATATTTTTTGTACAGCAATAATTGTATTAGTATAGGGCTTGTCAACTTTTCTACTATTTGGTATAGTATTATTTAACAAATACATAAACGATTTTTCGTAGGACCCAGCGTTCCACATATTATTATCAGTGGTATCCTTTTCTAAAGCATTTATTGTTTTAATGCAATTCAAAGTACCGATTGAATCAATTGCAAATAATAAATCAAATGGTAAATTACCAGCTTCTTGTTCAAGTAAAAAATATTGAATCGCTTTTGCCATATCTTCTATGGATGCTTCATTTCTATCTTTATCTTGAGCTTTACCAAATTTATCAAGTAAAAACTCATTATCAACCAAAATATAATTACCACCCCAATCAAAACCCATTAATTTTAATCGTTCAATACCTAAATTATTTTCAGTATCAATGATTATAGGCATAATACCCATTTTTTGGGCATTTACAATACTTTTACATAAGGCAGTACTTTTACCTGTATTAGTATAACCTCGACATAGATTGGTGTAACCTTTAGCAAATCCGGGTAAACCTGTTGCTTCCTCAGCAGCATCATCCAATTTAATCCATTCCAATGGTTTATCTGGAACATCCTCACCACCTATTTTTTTCTTAAAATCGCTTAAAGAAAAAGATTTTTTAGTAGTAGGTTTTCTACCCCCTGTTGTAGTGGGGATAGAATTCTTTTCGTCACTTTTTTTTGTCATAACTATATATTATTTAAAAGATTAAAAAGGTAAGTCTTCATAATCGCCACCTGTAGTAGATGGGTTTAAATCAGCATCAACAACGTTTTTTGTTTGTTCTTGTTTTTGAGGAACTTCAGTAACAACCTTATTTTCTGCAACAGGAGCAACTTTATTTTCCACAACAGAAGCAGGTTTTTCAGCTATAACCGCAGCACCAACATCAGTTGAACCATCAGTATATGTGCCTACATCAGATGCTGTTACATTAGTAACATTTACCAATCGTTCTCCTAAATCAGAAGCTTGTTCAAAATCATCTTCTTTATTAGCACCTAAATCCATATCCCTTGTATTTGCCATTTTTTGAAGTTCTGGATTATTAGGGAATACCCAATGTTTATTGTTTTGGTCACTATCATCCCAATAAGGTTCAACACCACTTAATACCATTTCCATAAATTGTTGTGGGGTAACATTCGGTGCTTTTTTTGGTTTAAATACATCACGCCAACTAGTTTTATCATTCAACCATTGTTGCCTTACTAAAGGATCTTGATGTAAAGGTGTTGGTTCATCTGTAGCAATTGCCACAACAGACCTATAAAACGTACCCCTTTTAAATGTATTTTCCAAATTTTGTGTCATTAAGGTAACATCAGTACCTTCTAATTCTGACAGAAAACTTTTATTGTATTTGCTAATATATTGATTTAAAATGGGTTCGAGTTTATCCATCACCCCTGTTTTCTTATAATTTTCTTTAAATCTCCAAAATTTAACACCATCTTTTTCAACACCTTTATCAATAATTTTAAGGATGTAATGTTTCCTTGCTTTAAACTTCATTGCTTCTGCAAATATTAGTTTATTTTTTTCATTGATTTCCAATTGTTGTGGTGTCATATTAGCTTTTTTCACATACTTAATAGTATTGTCTTGTTTGGCTAATATAGCATCTGATTTTTCACATAATGGACATGGTTGATACTTACCATCAACTTTGGCATCATTATGTTTAGGACAATAAATAGCAACATTCCTTTTAACACCATTACCAACAGTAATTTGTATATTATGAAAATACGCTACTGTTTTAAAATTCCCTGTACTATTAGGTAATATTCTTATTTTTTCTGTGTCATTAGCTAAATTAAAATACTTAGATAGTATTTCTTCTTTAGTTTTTCTTACTTCGCCTTTATGAGTTTCAGCGATCCCATTCATTTCTTGTTTAAGCCTTTCCAGCTCACTAATTTGATTTTCCATTTTTTACTTTTTTAAATTTAATTTATTTAGATTGATTATTTAGACTACAAATTTATTTATTTTTATGTTATAAACAAGTGTTTATTTAAATTTTTTTTAAAATATATTATTTGAAACAACTGTAAATGATAAAGTATTTTTATTTTCATAATAATTACCATTTTTCATTCTTATTTGTAAATAATAGTCTTGAGGTATTAACCAAGCTGTGTCGATATTAAACTCATAACCACTATTCGTTCTATTTGCTTTAGTAAACGGTACAACATCAATTTCATATTTACTTCCTACCGTAGTGAATATTCTATATTCAATGTCTAAAGGTATGAAATTATTTTGATTTGGGTACAATTCTTTTATAGTTAATTTAACTTTTCTTAAATTTCCTGCTTTAATGTTCTCATTTTCATTGATTCCCCAAAAATAAAAATTATAATTATTAAAATTAATATCATTTGAATTATCAAAACTATAATATTTATTTTGTGAAATTAAATAAAATTCACTATTATAAGTAGTATTTCTATCATTTATGGTTAAATTCCACTCATCTCTAAATAAAACCGCATCTGGATAAGTTTCTGAATCAATATTTAGAACTATCTTAAATACCCCTCTACTTACATTAATAATAGAATTACCACTTATAGTTTCAATTAAATTATCTTCATGATCATATATATTAACATTATCAACATTAATATTTTGTAATATATCCCCATTTCCTACATTAACATATAGATATAAATCATTATCTTTATCTAAATAGAAATAATTTCTATCATCGGTTATTGTATCATCTATTATGGTTTCAATATATGGTTCATACCACGTATTAGTATGTTTTGCGTGAAATGCAACTGCTTGTCTAAATTCAAGTTCCAACGCTTCAAGATTATCAGGAAATTTTATACCTAATCCATATGACGATCCTGTATATCCTGTTGTTCCTGTAAAGCCTGTACCAAATAATCTTTCATTAATATAATCAGTAACATCAATTTCAAGATTCTCTCCACCAGTTTCAAATCTCTGAGTTCCAATTATTTCAGAACTTCCACTAAAATATGCTCCCTCATATGTCCAATCTACATCAGTTTTTCTTTGATACCAATTAATTGCTTCATATACAGGGTCGGCAATTATTGTGTCGTTATAAATAAAATCATAACCAGAACCTTCATCCCAATCTTCATCGACATTAAATAATTCTAAATTAAAACTAGATGC